CTATGTTTGAGTTAGTTAATATGTCTCATAATACGAATATTCAATGTTATTATTTATAATAATGAACATCCTATCATCAATGATCTGTATTATCGTTCCTTTTTGATGGGCTACTAACCAAAAATAACTGATTTGGATGTACTGAAATTCTTAAATGGGTCATTAATTTTCTATTAACCAACATTTCCGATGCAGTATCCTTTTCAGACAGCCCAACTTCTATTGTATATTTTTTATTATTAAATGTAATACCGTGTTCTATTACAGGTCTTTTATCAAATGGTTCCAAACCTCGTTTAGGTTCTGATATATCGACAATATCGCTTTCAAATGTGTGTCCGTTCTTCTTCCATTTGACTGTATCACCATCGATCTGCATTTGGTCAACATGGAGCATACTAGCAGAGGCTGAATTACCAGTATCGAATTTTGCTCTTACTGGATCTTTTTCCATACCATCAAATACAATACTTTCTATATAACCTACCTCTTGTCTCATAAATGGTCGTCTTTGCCTTTCTTCAGAATAAATTCTTATGATTTTATCAAGAGTTTGTTGATCTGTAATTTTCTTTGTTGGATTACCATCTTGGTCATAGCCCATAAAGTGAGAACGAATACCAGGCGAACCATTGACCTCTAAAATATAAAAATCTTTACCAACCTTACAATGATCAACACCACAATAAGAAGCACTGACACTCCTTGAGGCATTAATAACTAATTCCTTTTCTGCATTCGAAAGTTGATATGGTCTTGTGTCTGCACCCAAGTGAACATTATTTCTAAACTCTTTATCATTTGCTTTTATTCTTTCAGCTGACCCAATAATTTTATTATTTACAACAAGTGTTCGTATATCTGATTTTAATTCAAAATATTCCTGTATTAATAAGTCAGCATTAAATTTCCACAATGATTGGCAAACCGAAACAAGAGATGCCATATCATTTACTTTTGATACACCAACACCTTGTGTTCCTTTTAGTGTTTTTATAATAACAGGAAATTTACCACCAATGTTATCATGTGCTTGTTCAATACTCTTAACATTGTTTACTACTGATGTTCGTGGAACGGGTATATTATTTCGTTCCAATGCAATAATATTTGACATTTTGTTATCGCAAACCAACATTGCTTCCAAATCGTTCACTAGGAAAAATCCAAGAGTTTGTAAGGACGATACTAAGGCCTGTGAGGTCAGTGTTTTAATAGCACCTGCTCTAACAAAAACTAATGAATTGTCAACCTCTATAGTGGTATCAGAATCCTTACCATCAATATTGCGTATTTTTACCTGGCCAATTTCAACATCCTTTGAGGCCATATAAGCTTCACTTACATCAACCATGGTTGTTTTCATATTATATTTTTTAGTTACTTTCTGAATTAAATCCGCAAAGGTTCCTTCCTCATCGCCTAGGCCAAGGATAACTACATGCAAATCTTGCATTTCGATTGGCTCTTCTTGTGGAGCCTCTTTTAAATATTCCGTGAACTTTTCCATTCTGCCTCGAACCATATATTTCCGTCTTGGTCTTTAGTATATTTATCCTCTTCGTAATTACCACTTTCCACAAAGCCAAATGGTAACATATCGTCTTGGATTGCCTTTAATCTTTCCTTATATAACATGTCTTTCATATCAATATTGGTCAAACTCTGGAATATATCCGTAGAGGTAAACCAACCAAACATAACTAAATTCATCATTAAATCATCATGATTGCTAGTACTTGCCTCGAATGAATTACCCTTACTTACAAAGGTACTCATTTCGACTATTGTCTGTGCATCATGAACTATTAATTTTCCTTGTTCTATTAAATCCTTAATACTTGAACAACCAATACGTTTTACCCTTCTTGTCATGGTCGCACCAAGGGCATTAGCCTTGACACTTGATTCCACAAACATGTTTTCGTACTCTAAATCATAGTATAAACCGTTACACACAACACCACCTTGGTCATTGCTTTCTACTACAACATATGCATTATTATAAGTCTTAGCATATTTGTATATAATATCTGGTAAGAGCATTGGAGATATATTATTATCTCTAAATACTGCAACCTGTTCAAATGGTTGCTTACTTACATCAACAATTGTAAAGGTACTATAATCCTGGTTTCGTCCCTTCGAGACATCAACAGTCATTACATATTCATGTTCCTTTTTAGGTTGTTCATATATAAAAACATTTTCTTTATAAAACTCTGGGTCTCTACTCTTTTGTGCTAATAAATGATTTGCACTAATAAGAGTATTACCTCTTCCGTGGAATGTATTACCAAATTCCTGTTCAAACTGTAACTCAGAAGTATTGTTTACAGTTTCTTGTTTCCACTTCTCATCTCGTCCTGGAACATCCCACCAATCAACACGAAATGGTTTAAATTCATTTGTTTCCTGTACAGCTCCTTCCCATAACTTATGGTATATATTACCAATACCATTTGCTGTAGAAGTAATCACAATCTGTGTATCTTTACCAGCAGATACCACAGGATATGTGGATGTATAAAACTGTGCATCGTTTTCAACAAATGCAAACTCATCTAAAAACAATAAGTTAATAGACAAACCCCTAATAGAACTACCACTTGTGGCAGAAGCTATTATTTTTGAATTATTACTAAATTCAACACTACCCTTATTCAAAGCCTTACAACCTGGCTGTAAAAAGAATGGTAAATTCTCTAATGCAAGTGTAATCCTTGCTAACATCTCTCGTGCAACTGCACCTTTGTTTGCCAATACTGCTATGGTTTTTTCTGGGTGAAAGACCGCATACCATAACAAATAAACAACAGATGATATTGATTTACCACTTTGTCTACAAGCCAGAACAATAGAAAATCTATTATTCTTAAAATGATTAAACATTTTCTCTTGGTATGGATATAGATTAAAAGGTACTAATCCATCATCAAGTGAAATAATTTTCACATATGTTTTAGCGAAGTATGCAGGATCCTGCATGCACTTCTGATACTCTAGGATTTCCTCCTTCGTAAAAGAAGTTTCGACTCCATCTCTTTTGACATTTGGATTACCTAGGTAACCAAACTCATTGTTCTTGACTCTCTGCATCTATTACATTATCCTTATTTAATAACATACGCTGTAGGTCAGTAGTACTACCAACAAACATGTTATTATTCGTCACAGTTTTTGCTTCTTCTCGTTCCTCTTGGGTCAAGTCTTTTTTCTGTTTCTGTAAATTCATTAACTTTTCTGTGGTATCACCAATATTTTTTATTGTTTGTGATAACACTTCAAAAGCTCTTGGGTGTTCTGATTCACGAGCTAATTCGGCCAGAACATCCATTGATCTTGTACCAGTAAAGATTAGATCCTTATATGTTTTACGAGAAAACTCATAATCATCTTTTATATCTTTATCGACCTTAGGTTCATCTTGTTTCACCTCAGGCAAATTCTTTTCCAAACTTGCCAACATTTTTTCTTTTTTATCCATTATTCAGTACCATCTTGTGTAATAGTAGTGGTCACTGTGTAATCATCAGCATCATCACTAGCACCTACAGTAAAGTCCATTTCTTCAAATAGGGCCGTAGTAACATCCTTATCATGGAAATCAATATTAACCTCTCGTATAATACCTTGATCGCCTGTAGGACCATAAAATTTCATTTTCATTGTAAAGTCTAATTGATATATTAATACTCTACGCTCTACAAAATCACCCTCGTATTGATCATCGATTGTAACACCACCTAATATAATAGCCACATCTTGTTTATGATTAAAACCTGAAACAGGAGTTATAGTGACATTATACTCTGGTGAGAAATAAGGCAATATCTGCTCTACTATTTGTAAACCATCATCTTGATTTTTTGCCATAATATATAACGACATCGCTATATCGTATGATGTATAGTGTTTTATTGTTTTCTTTTTTGTAACATCAGAGGCATGTGTTTCGGTAATCTGGTTTCTTTTTGCTAATTTTTGTGTTGTATCTAAAGAAATACCTGTAATTTCAAATGCCATTCTTGGTAACTTAATTGCCATTCCAGCATCAAAACCAGTCTCTTGATCTAAACGTGCTAGAAATTTCTGTTTAGGTCCATAAGCTAATGGTACTCGTATTTGATTTAAAATACTACCATCTGACGCTTTTCTTGCTACTTTTAAA